CCGAACTCCCGGTTCTTCAGCACGCGCATCGTGGAGACCAGCGGGTTGTCACCCTGCTGGTCCCGCTCGAGCGCGATGATGGTGTCGGGCAGTTGCTTCAGCGAGGCCGATCCGCGGAGATCGTTCAGGGCCACCCTGCCGCCCTCTTCGTGCGACGTACCGTCCGCCTTGGAGAGGTGCGCGATGGCGAGAACGCCCACGCCAGTCTGCTCGATCAACTGCCGCAGCCTCGTCACGAGCCTGTCGATGTCCTTGCGCTCGCCCTCCTTCGAGGACTCCATGCCGGACACGACGATGCTCAAGTGGTCAAGCACGATGAAGTTCGCCTTCAGCGAGACGGCCAGATACCGCAGCTTGGACAGCAGGTTGTCCGAGTCGAGGGACCCGAAGTGCGAGTAGAAGAAGTTGCGCCCGTTGGCGACGGTCGCCTTACGGTGCTTTTCCCACTGCGCGCGCGTCAGGAGGTCGGGCTTCGCCCGCAGCCGGCCGAGCGCGATGTTCGCGTCGAGCGCGACATAGCCCTGCGCTGTCTTGGCCTGGTTCTCCTCGAGGAACACGTTACCGATGGTCAGCCCGTGCTTCACGTTGAGGTGGTAGCCGAGCTCCCGCACCAGCGTGCTTTTGCCGATGCCGGTGCCGGCGGTGAAGAGGATGAGCTCCCCCTGCCGCAGGCCCCCGACCATCCGGTCCAGCCCGGGGTACGGCGTGCTGTACCCGGTCGGCGTCGCCGCCAGCATGGAGTCGAGGCTGATCTCCTCGCCGCTCACGATGCCGTCGGGGCGGTAGACCTTCGCCTCCCATACGGCAGTCGAGATGGCCTTGACGTCTCCCGCCTGCAGCAGCGCGTTGGCGTCCTTGGCCTCAAGGTGGACGACCTTTGCCTTCCCGGGGGACAAGAGCTCCGCTACGGCGACCGAGGCCTTACGGCCCGGCTCGTCGTTGTCGAACCAGATCACCACCTCTTCGTAGGTCTCCAGCCACTCGAGGTTCGCCTTGACCGACTTGACGGCTCCGTCCGCCCCGTTGGGGACCGACACGGCGGGCCACGTCAGGCCCATGGCCTGGGCCACGGACATCGCGTCGATCTCACCCTCGGTGATCACGATGCGACGACCGCTCTCGCGCCAAAGGTTGGCACCGAAGAGGCACTTGCCGATGGCCTTGCCGTCCCCCAGGACGGTGAACTTCTTGTCTGCGTCGCGCAGCTTCTGGGCGATCAGGTTGCCCTTCGCGTCGTAGTACGGCGCGATCTGGACGGGCTTCTCTTCGCGGCCGAAGGTGCCGACGGCGTAGCCGTACTTCTTGCACGTCTCCTCGCGGAGGCCGCGGGCGTTGAGTGCCTTGATGCGGCCACTAAGGAATTCGCCACGGCCTCCTCGGTCCTGATCCGCAGGTACTTTCCGAGTTCCAGCAGGTACGCCTTCCGCAGCCCCATGTTCCATTTGTTCCTTCGAGAAATGACCCCCGCACGAGAAGCAGTGGCCATGGCCGTCGTCGTACACCGCGCAGGCGTCCGAGGAATCGCACGCGATGCACGGCCCCTTGTGCAGCAGTTCGGAGCTCCCCTCGATCATCGCGACGCCGCGGTGCGCTGGGCGATCTTGAGGACGCGCGGCGGCATCTGCGCCGGCACGACGCGCCCGTTGCGGAGCCGACGGCGGAACTCCCACTGCTTCGTGTCGCTACGCAGGAGGCACACGCCCTCCTCGAGCGAGACCACCATGTCGCACTCGAAGTGTTTGGCTTGCTGGGTCTTCTTCATGTCGTCTCCGTGTTGTGTAGGTGTCCCTGTACGTGAACCGCGCAGGGACCTCGCGGGACTAGCTGTACTGCTCTGCGAACTCACGAACCTCGGCGGCGGTCATGCGCCGCAGGAACGCCGGGGTTCCGGACCCAACCCACGCGCCCTTCTGGTTGAAATCCATGTACTCCTGGGCGTCCTCTCGCGAGAGCCCTTGGCGCATCAGGGTTCGGACGACTTTCTCTTCGTCGTAGAGGACCACGGGTTCCATCCCGTGGCGCTCCACGATCCCTACGATGGCGCTGTCGAAGCCGTCCATCGTCAGGATCGCGTGGTCGTCCACTAAGCCGCCTTCTTCAGCAGGCCGAGCTCGTTGTACGGGTCGTGCAGCACGTAGCGCACGTAGCGCTGGCCGGTGGCGTCCTTCTTGTGGACGCTCTCGATGGTGACGCCGTGCGTCTTGGGGTGGACTTGCTCCTTGATGTCGAGGACCCGCCGCGGGAGGTAGCGGCACTTGTAGAGCGCCGCGGCCTCGACGCCGCTGATCGAGCCGACGCGCTTGAGGTGGTCCCAGATCTGGGACGACTGAGGGGTGAGCTTGAGGTTCATGTGGCTCCTTGGAGTTGAACGTATTCGACGCGCGTACCGGGCTCTTCGCCCGGTTCCACGAAACGCTTGAAGGCCACGAGGCCCACGACCTGGCGGTCGTCCTGCCACGCGACGCCGGCCTTCGTGATGGCGTCGAGCGGTGCCTTCACGAGGTTGTCGATGTCGCCGGAGGGCGTGTCGAACTTGGACGCCTTGGGGCGCGGGAGCAGTTGCTCCACGAAGGCGACGCACGGAGCGTCGAACTTCGCAGGCGACTCCTTCGCCAGCCGGGCGGCGGCGTCCTTCATCCAGTTCGAGTAGGTCTTCGCGTAGTACGTGCCCCACTTGGAAACGCGGGGGCGGCTTGCTGGGACGGGCGTCAGCGCCACGAGCGCGGAGAGGACCGTAACCCTCCCCAGCGCCCGCAGCGCATCCCGCCAGGACCGCGCGAGATTAGAAATCCCCACCCGCGCCCTTGCTGCCGCCGTTACCCGCGGGCTTCTCGGCCGGCGTGTCGTCGCCGTCGTCCTCGTCGCCGAAGGCGTCCGAGTAGTCCGGGCGGTTGCGGCGCTCGAGGAGCTTCACCGCGCGCATCTGCAGGGAGATGCCCGCGTTCTTGCCCTCCTCGTAGGGCAGCATCGCGAAGGCGACCTTGATGACGTCGCCGGAGCGCGGGGCCCGGTCGGCCGGGAGCTCGCCCTCAACGCCCTTCTCGAGGCACTGAGGGGCGAACTTGGACTTGAAGGTCACGAGCTTCTTGCCCTTGAACTCTTCCTTCTGCTTCCCGTCCTTGTCCATCTTGTCGTCGCCGTCCTTCACGGGCGACTCTGTCTTCTTCTTGCCGCGCGCCTTCTCGTGCGCCGCCTCGATCTTCGCGAGGAACTCCGTGACGCCGTCCTGCGCCGGATCGAAGACGCCGGTCACCTTGTACTTGTCATCGCTGTACTTCTTGCCGGAGTCCGGCTTCGAGAGCCACGCGAAGGCGGCGACGCAGGGGACGCTGACGATGGTCGGCAGTTTCTCTTTTGCCATGGTGCTGTCTTTCTCCTTGGTTAGTGCGTGAACCCCGACGGCGGACTGCCGGCCGGGAGGTTGCTACCCCAGAGCTCGGCGAAGGTGGTGACCCACCGCCGGACCTTGGAGTCGTGGTACTGCGTGATGGGCGCTGGGTGTTCGGCCGCGTCCTTGGCCATTGCCGCGAGGGCGTCTGACGGAAGTCCGTGCGCCTGCGCGAGGTGTGCCGCGAAGCGCATCGTCCCGGTGAGCAGGATCGCCGCGTGCCGCGGGTCGTTGAGACTCAAGCCCCGCTCATGCGCCACTCCGTAGATCTGGCAGATGAACCTGGCGAGAATCTCGTCGGTGATGCTGACTTTCTCGATGACTTTCATGCTCTCCTGTCTAGGTGTCGCTGTACTACGAGAAGAAATAAGGGCTGGCGAGAACCTGTGTCACGTCCAGCGGGCCTTGCTTCGGGCGCGGAGGGAGCTCCACGTCCGGCGCGTACTCACGCACCTGTCGCTCAAACTCCTCGAGCCAGTCGCCCGAGTAGAGCTCCACGAAGGTCTCGCGGAGGATCCTCCCAAGGGCTTCCACGTCGCACGCATGGGTCCCGTACGAGTCGTGGATGAGGGCGAAGTGCCTGATCCCCTGCTCCTCTGCTGCGTTCACCGTGAGCGCAAGGTGCGCAGCGTCTAGGGAATGGATCACGTTGGGCGCGGCTGCGAGAGCCTGGTCCTTGATCTCCAGCCCCTGCGACGGCTGCTCGTCCCACAGCGCGACCGACCCGTACAGGGTCCACACCCGGCCGGAAGACAGCCGGTAGTACGACTGCTGGACCGTCATCCCGGCCGGCGTCGTCCACCGCAGCGGGAGCCCCCGCTCCCCGAGGGCGCGCGCGACGCCCTGCAAGTACCCCATGATCTCCTTCGCGGACACCACGGTGGACTCCAGCGCGGCAACGATGGCGTCCTTCAGGTACCCCGCGTTCTGCCTGCGGGATCCCGTCAGGCCCTCGCAGTGCTTGTCAGCGATCAACTGGTCCCTGATGCCCGCCTGCGTGACGCCGTAGGGCGTGGTCATCACGGCCCGCTTGACGGTCGTGCGGCTCACGTTGCCGGCCCAGGCCACCGCTTCGGCCACGCCATGCGCTGCGTCCGCAGCCACAATGCGCTTCACCTCCTCGGCAACCTCGGTGTACAAGTCCTGCCGCGCGCCGGTGTCCATCAGGTTCGTGGCACGGCCACCGATGGGGTCCCGGCCGAGGGCCGAGAGGTGCTGCACGCCGGAACAGGTCGCGTCGATGTTGACCGGGACATGGCAGGGGTACAGCGCGGGGCCGTAGCGGTCGGCCATGACGTACTCCTGCGCCAAAGCGAGGAAGACCCACGGGGAGTCGAACGCGTCCTGCGCCCACCACCGGTACTCCAGCGGGTCCGCCACGGACTTCGCGATGTGGCTGTCGTTGGCGCGGACCCACTCGACCCGGGCCTTGAAGGGCAGCTTGTCCTGCCCCGCCGCGTTTGCGAGGGCGATCATCAGCCACTGCATCCCCGCCAGGGTGGGCGGCTTGCCGTCGGCGAACATGAGGAGGCCCTTGGCGAGGTCATCCCCCTGCGGGTTCAGGTCCTGCGGCAGCGGGTACACCCGGCCCCGGAAGTCGAGGGCGTGCGGGAAGTAGATCGTGGGCTGGTCCTTGAGCTCCAGCGCGAGGGCGATCTTCCGCCCCGCCGCCTCCCGCTTCCCCCGACGCCGCGCGTTGTCTCCGTGGAGACGAGCGAGCTCGCGCTTGTGCTCGGAGCGCTCGTCGGCGGACATGGCGTTCCACGTCTCGTCCGACAGTGCCGGGGGAAGCGGGACGTCGTCGGCCTGGGGGAGGCCGGCGAGATTGTCCCCGTTGTAGAACGCCTTCGACATGACGTCCGCGATGAACGGATTGATCCGCCACGGCGTGCGCTGCACGGTGTTCACCGCGTGCAACATCGTGTCGCTGACGGGGTCCTCGAGAGCAGTCGTGTGGCGGTGCATCCCGGTCTTCACGAGCTTCATCTTCAGCGAGTAGTAGCCACCTGCGTATTGCACTTTGGACATCAGGTCTCCTCTCGAGGTACGTATGGGGTTCGCGTGCCGGTGGGCTCCGGTCTGCCGTGATTCACGCGAGGTCCTGCAACCTGCTAGGCGCTCACCATCGACATCGCCACCCCGAGGGACGGAACGCTGATCCGCTTGTGGATCTTGCGGAACGGGAGGGGCTGCTCGGGCTTGTCGCCGTCGCACTTCAGCACCTGCACGTTGCCACCGAAGCGGTCGCGGATGACGGCCAGGACGGGGGCCTTGCGGGGCTGGCGGTGTTTCGGGTGCTTCATGTGTTCTCCTCGTGTAGGTGTTACTGTACAGCCAGACGCAAGCGTGCGTACCGCTCGGCGCGCACCGGATCCACACCGACCCGCTGGGCCTCGGTCACCATGCTGCGGGGACAGACGGCGACCCCGGACTCCCGGGCGGTGACCAAAAGGGCCGACATCATGCGCCGAACGATGGACTCGAAGGGGCTCATGCCAGCCTCGCGGCGATCTGCCGGAACAGCGTGCGGGCCACCGCGAGGTGGATCGTGAGACGCAGCGTCGCGGCGACTTCCGGATCTGCCGTCTCGGTAGCCTGGCGCGCCAGCTTCTCGGCCTCCTCACGCCCCGCCTTCAGGGCCCCCTCCAGCGCATCCCACAGCGCATCCGGCGACTTCGCTTCGGTCTTCGGTTCCATCCCGTTTCTCCTCTGGTGCAACGCGCGTCCAATCCCGCGGCTCGACCAACATCGGCACGAGCAACGGCCGGCGCATCTCGTTGTAGGTGTGACGTGCGGTGACCCATTCACGCGCCTCGTCGGTGAGCGCCACGACGCGCTCGGTCTTGTACCGTCCTCCGCTTACCTGCCCCGGCATGGTGATCGTGAACCACTGCGGGGCGGCTTCGGCGATCACGTTGACCACCTTGATCCCCAGGTGGAGCCTCATGTCCCTCGGCCAGTCCAACTTCTCGTACTGTTCCGACTTCTTTGCCCACTTGCGAAAGGCGCGCTCGTTCACCTCAGGCGTGAGCTCCCGCATCAGCCGCCAGTAGTTCGGCGTACCGCCCTGCTGCGACTCCCGCGTCCGCTTGCCCTGCGCCTTGCGCCACAGTTCGAACTCCCGCTGCGTCTGGGCGTTACGGCCAATCTCCAGTGCCACAGAGCGCAGCGGCCTCGCGTGAACCTCGCGCGTCGCCAGCATCGCGCGCACTCCGATCACCGCCAGGACGTCGGGCTCGACGCACAGGATGGGGAACCACCAGCGCTCCTCGCGACCGCGCTTGGGGTTGCCGTAGGCCGCGTGCGCTTCCTTCGCGGCCACTTCCAGTGCCTTGTGCGCCGGACCGACGACGTGACGCATGATCTCCTGCCCCGGCTCGAGCTCGGCCAACTCCCGCCTCTCGCGCGAGCCGTCGTTGCGGTCCCGCATGAGGGACTCACGGTAGCGACGGACTCCGCGGTCCACCGCTGCGTGCTCCCATTCGATCTCTTGGTGGACTGAGGTGGACATTAGTCTCCTTGGTTGGCCGGAGTGGAAGAACGGCGGATCATTCGGGCTTGTCGTATTGCGCGTCTAAAACTGCGATGACGTTAGGTAGGTTCATCGCATCAGCCATTGCATCGTCCAAGCAGACTGCGCGGACCTCAA